TTATGGACCACATAAAGATTCACCAAATGCGATTGTACGTGAAGGTAATACAATCTCGGTGGAATTATCTGTTACAGGATCAATAGGTACTATTAGTTGGTCCATACCTAAGAATATTAATTCTGACACATTCTTACCTGAAGAGTATGACGGTATGCTATTGGTTGTTGATACAAAACCAATAGAATATAAGCCAGTTAGTAGTAAATTCTATCAAGCTGACAATACCGTCGATGCTAATAAACATGTTGGTGACAAACTAGACACAGGTCTAGTTGTCGCTGCATTATATAACGATAAAAGAACAAATTCAGTTCAAATAACTGACTTATTACCGAATACAAATTATTACGTAGCAGCTTTTGCATCTGATAATGTTCGTAGATATGGACCAGCTATTTTTAGTTATTCTGTACCATACGAAACAAAAAACCTATCATTAGATACAGCTGGTTACCATATTGTTAAATTAGGTGTTTTACCTACTGATAATACAGGGTTAACAGACGATACAACACTAAAGGTTGATATCGATGGCACCTTGTATACTATGACAATACCACCTGCTCTTGATTACGCTGATCTTATTGATCAGTTTAATTTAAGATTAGCGATGTTGAGTAACCCGTTTATCATTAATCGTCCACCTAATACAAATAGCTACACTGTTATTGATAACCAATTAGCGAAATGGGATGGTTCACGTCCAATTCCGTTAGAATGCTATTTTGGTGATACAGCACCTGATTTCATACCAAATGGTACATATTGGTATAATAACGATGTGTTATGGCAGTGGGATGGAACGTCGTGGACATCTATTGATCTTTATAAATTTGCTCATTCAATTGACCAATTAGTTTGTGGTGATGTTTGGTATGATCCAGATACAACTTTAACACATACTTGGAGTGGCTATAGTTGGACTAAATTTAAAACATACATATCAAACAAAGATCCAAGTCTTTGTACGACATCTACCTGTAAAGATATATGGTTCGATGGAACTGATTATTACAAATACAAAAGAAAATGGAATAAATTAAATGTCTTTACATCAACTGTTGATCCTATTACCTACTATAATGGCTATTACTGGTATCATAATAATCGAATCTCTCAGTTAGTAGATGGTATTTGGACTGATATTGTCGTTGTTATTTCAGAAACCGAACCAACCAATTTAGCAGCTACTTGGTATAAACCATCTGATAACCAATTTAGACAATCAGCTAATAGTATTTGGAGTGTAATACCTGCTTCTATTATTAACGTCCCATTTGATGTTTTAAAACCGGGAGATTGGTATTGGAATGATGGTACTGATCTGTATACTTGGGATGAAACTAATATTGATTGGGTTGTAGTAACAAATGTTTTAACAAGTGCTACTGACCCTAATTTAAGTTCTGTTAAAACTAATGAATTTTGGCTTAATGGTACCGTTCTTAAACAATGGGATGGTAGTCAATGGGTAGATATCAATCGGTATATTAACCAAACAACACAACCAACTTTAAACATTGGTACGCATTGGTACGATGGTACTAATTTCTATGAATGGGATGGTTCAGTTTGGATTCAACTTGATGTTATTACTACATTAACCTCAACATTTACAACTTTAACCATTGGTCAATTCTGGTTTGATACTAGTGTAGACTTGTTATCGATGTGGAACGGTACAAATTGGGTACCATTAATGTATTCACCTATTAGTGTTGCACCAGATGTCGGTACATTGTGGTACGATATGAACGATATGCGTAAATGGGACGGTTCTGATTGGATTGATGTAAAACCTAAAGCTATTGCTGAATTAATTGATGGTAATATTAAATTTTCAAGTACAACATTAGGTAGTAAATCAAAATTTGTTATCTATGAATATGATAATAACAACCCTAACATATTCACGTTTACATCACCTATTGGACAATTTGATCAACATATAATTGGTACGGACCATGTTTCTACTGTACCGTTATACAAGCAAGTTGGTGTAGGTACTGACGGTACACCTGATGAACGTCGCGCAATGGCTAATAATATATTGATGTATTTGGGTTACCCATCTATACAAATTGAGTTAGATAAAGCGCAAGTTGATTTATGTATAGATATGGCGTTGACATCATTTAGAAAAATGTCATCTAGTGCGTATGAAAGAGCTGTATTTTTCTTAGATCTTGAACCTAATAAACAACAATACTTCTTAACTGATGGTACCGTTGGGTTAAATAGAATCGTTGATATTCAAGCTGTTTATAGACGCAATAGTTCGTTTATGAGTGCTAGCGCTGGTAACGGTATCTACGCACAGCAATTTTTACAATGGTTGTACGCTCCTAGTGCACAAATGGATTTAACATCTTATCATATTATCTCACAATATATTGAAACGATGGAAATTTTATTTGCTGTGCGTTTAGTACATAGATTTAACGAACGTAGTAGAAGATTAGATTTTTATCAAAATATTGGTGTACCAGAACGTGTATTAGTTGATTGTACAATTGAACGTACAGAACAAGAATTGTTTACAGATCGCATGACAAGTAAATGGATTTTAAATTGGGCAAGTGCTGAAGCTTGCCATATGTTAGCTAACATTCGTGGTAAATATGGATCTGTACCAGGTGCTGGCGGTAGTGTAACATTGAATGCTGGTGATATGCAAGCACGTGCTGATGCGTTGTTTGAAAGATGTCATTATGAAATTGATAACTTCATTGCTAATGAACCTGAAAATATTGGGTTAGAAAGTACATTAGTTTGGGGCTAGTATAAAAATGAAATTGTTTGAGATTCATTCTAACATATCATTTGTTACACCGACACGAGATGACGCTGAACAGTTGGTAAAATTAAAATCAGTATTATATAATGAGAATATTGATTTTATGCCACCACCTCCAGATTTATCCCGTGAATATAATATGATTTCTGTATTTACATCTGGTAATAATTACTACAAAATCTGCAAAAATTTAGGTAACGTAATTGGTTATTGTGCTATGAAAGAACAATCACCTAACGTAGGTTTATTTGGCATTGGAATTCTAAAATCTTTTAACGGTGTTGGAATTGGAGGAAAGCTTATGGATAGTTTACTATCATACGCTTCTTCTCATGGATATTACACCCTACAATGTTACGTACATAAATCTAATACAGTTGCTATTAATATGTATCTCAAACTAGGTTTTGATATCGTTGGAGAAGAAGATACTGACTACATCATGGAAAAGCATTTAACTACAGAATAAAATTAATAATATGGCTTATAACCCTAATCGAGTAGTACCTCCAGAAAACCTTAACAATGGTGCATTCCAGTTATGGGATGAACCTTTATCGAATCGGTTGATGAACGATTATGTTACCGAGAATTTAAACATCGGTGGCTGTGTTGTGAATGTTCATAAACTGTTGGGTGTTCACGAACAAAAAACTTTGTCGCAATTGGAAGGAACACCTATTTGCAATGGACAGTACCCTGAATTTCCCGTAACTAACATTAGTGAGAATAATGAGTATGAATGGCATTCAATTAAACATTGTGGATCTCGTGACCCTAACACCTTTATTGGCTATGATTTTGGTCCTATTAGATTACCTAACGGACAAAACAAATATGCAATCTCAACCGAAGTCAAATACCACATTCGCTCAATTCTTGTTCAACAAGGACTGTTAGAGCAAAATCGAGTATTAACCGTAAGAGTTGAAAATTCAAATAACGGTACAGATTGGAAAGGTGTTTCATTATTATCACTTCCAAATGATAGTGCTGAGCATTGGCTGGGAATAAAAGCGAGTTACCCCGCTAGGTATTGGAGATTGGTTCCTACTTCATACGTAGGTGAGGGTTTATGGGCTATTAAAAAATTAGCTTTTTCTGAATTTAATAGAACTCAATTAGATAATGTTCAAGATTATATCTTCATTGAAAATAGAGATAGAAATTATTCTGTTGATCCAATACCTGTTAAAGCTTATTATGACCAAACAGATATATCAACAGACTTTTCACAATTTGGTATCAATATAAACGATAAATTTACGTTTAAATTTGGTTTTAATTTAACTCTACAGAAAATTAAACGTCCTATTGTTGTTGGTGATATTTTAGATGTACTCGCTGAAATACAATTTGACCCAGATTTAAACCCTGTTAAAAAATATCTTGAAGTAACAGATGTAACGTGGACTGCAAGTGGATATACACCAAACTGGCAACCAACTTTATATACAGTTACTGCTCAACCGATGTTCGCAAGTCAAGAAACAAGAGATATCGTTGGTCAATTGAACAACGATTTCTTTGATACGTTAACAAATGGTTTTGATACAACTGCTATTCAAGCTGATAGAGCTATACGTGCTGAATCTAATACATTAGTACCTGAAGTTGGTGCAAGTCTTAATGATTCGTATGAGATACCACCTGAAATTATCAATAAAGGTAAAAAACATGGTGTTGATTATAGCCATCTGAATACAAACCCAAAACGTTATCCGTTTGAAGATGCTATGCCACCTAACGGGTTACCTTATACTGAAGGTGATACGTTCCCTGAAAAACCAAAAGATAAAGATTATCATCGGTTAACTTATAGCAAAGTAGCTGATCCAATTCCACCGAGATTATATCAATATTCAATTTTAAAATCTCGTTGGATATATTTGGAAACTGATTTAAGATTTGCTGCTAATTCTAAAAAACCAACATTAGAAGAGCATATTAAAGGTAATGTTGATGTTAGCAAATTAAAAGGATAGTGCACTTAGTGCACTATCTTACCGTTATATCAATGTTTCCATTACGTTGATATTCTCTATTTGGAATTCTGAATCTGCTAATTCTGCTAACGCTGTAACGTCTGTTACTTTTGCTACACGTATTTGAATATCTTTAATACGGTCATCACGTATTTTCGACGGTGCTACCAAATATATCGTTACATTAAATGTTAATGTATCAGTTATTATTCTTCTATCACCACCTAATGGTAAGTTTTCACTGTTTGTAATGCTAGTTAAATCAACTTTAGTTATTTTACTACCATCGAATTTAGCATCACTTGTTTGTATCTGTACACTAGGGTTAAATAGAACTAATATCTGTTCTAAAATTTGCCATCTTACATCGTTGTTGTTTGAAAAAATATGCAATTCCATTGTCAAATTAAATGGTATTGCCATTATTTGACTAACAGTTACTGTATCATTTGGAAATACACCACCTAATGGTGTATACGCCATCATCTTTTCAGTATCAATACCTTTAAATTTATCTGTACTCAAATCTAATGCAGACATATTAGCTGACATCACTGGTAACCGTAATGGATTGTTTTGTGTGTTTTTTGCTAATATTGAACCAGCTACACGGTCTATTGAACCGTACATAATTGGTACAGATATTGTTTCTATACCACCTGACGCGTTAATACCTGTCATAACTTCCAATCCACGGAATATTTCCATAAATTGAACTATGTGTTTTTTAAATTGCTGTTGACAAAAATATGCCATATATCACCTCATTCTTATGATCATTTATTTATCATATAAGATCTTATGCAAATTCTTTGTTCTCCTTAGGGAGATCATTTGATAAGATATTTTTTATATCTATGTATATAAAAACAATGTCATTTGATCTCCCTAATTCTCCAATGATCTCTTATACGGTCGGTCAAACGGTAGGAAAGAGCCGTTAAGCTCTTTCCCTGTTGATCAATTAACTAGTAATTGAATCACCTGTTTTTACCAACGACATTGGTACATAGATAAATTCAATTGTTTTAACTGGTTTCAACGCAATTTCAACATACAACTCGTTACGATCAATACGATCAGCTGTGTTATTGCTTTCATCACATAATACCGCAAAATCGTATAAACCGTTGTTAACACGAATGTTGTTTAAGAAACCAACAACTAACGATGTAACATTTTTACGTGTAACAGCAACGTTTGGTTGCATCAAATATTGTACTAACATTTTTCTGACCATACGACGGATGTGCATAACCATACGAGAAACATTAATACGATCTAACGCTGAGTTAAAGTTAACACTTACACGTGTTTTTTGTCCCCAGATTGCAATACCATTTTGGATTGAATCTTGAATTGGGTTAATGTTGCACAAGCTGTATAAGCTATCACGCATACCGTCATTTAATCTTACACGATTAAATTGTGCTGATGATGTACCTAAATTTGCTTGAGTAACATAACCTACGCGTGTAACGCCAAGGTAGCTTGAAACAACACCTCTATTTGGACCAGCAGGTGCATCCCAAATGTTACCGTTTTTATCTGTATAAGCAAATGCTGCTAATGCAAGACCAGATGCTGCGCAGAATACATCATAACCATCAAGGTTAGCAACTAACCCATGTGGGTAGTAGTAAGCAATTTTACCACCATTGTCAGATCTGATGTTAGCAGCAGCTGAAACAACTGTGCTTTCATCTACTGAACGTCCCCATTGAATAACATCACGAGGTGACATCCAATATGGTGTATCAGCAATAACAAATGCTTCTTGTTTTACGCGATCTGCTAATTCTAACATTTCATCAGCAAGCTCTGGGAAACCAGGGCATAAAATTGTATTAAATTCATACGCTTCTGATGTAATATCACTAACGTCATCAAAATCACTTGAGATGTTATAGTTAACAGTTGTGTTAGCTTTAATGATTTGACTCAATTTTAACACAATACCTTGTCTACGTACAGCATCTGCAGTTGATGTTGTTACTGCTTTACCTTTTGGATGTGTACTGTTGTACCAGCTGTAAGTTTTTAAGTATTCTTCACAACCTTCACGTACAATAGCTTTAAACAAGTTAAGATCAATACCACCCAATGGGTTAACAGCTGTGTATCCAACTTTTGATTTGTTTGCTACATTGATTGATACAGCTGGTGTACCTAATACCACTGTATCAGCAGCGTTAACCGTATGTAATAATGTTACAGGGTTTGCAACCGATGGTGTAACTGTAATTTTTTGTGCTACACCTGTTGCTGTACCTAATACTAATGATGCATCAATATCAAATGTTGATTCTAACGTACACGTTTTAGTAACTGGATCATAATTAACAATCGCATAACTATAACCTGTACTGTTTAATGTACCAGTGGTGGTTGTTGTACCTACCACTTGAGTTACATTACCAGCTAATTCAAAACGTGTATGCAAATGATACAACGTGTTGCTATTGGTATCTAAGTATGGAACAGCTTTAATGATTTTACCAGTAATGATACATTTACTTGTAAGTGTATTATTTAATGTTACCCCGGTAGGTAATGCTGGCGCAAACGTAAAGTTAGTCAATGCTGCAGGGTCGATCGTATATGTCATTGCACCTGATGTAATAGGTACAAAAATATGATCAAAATCAGCTGTTGCTTCTAATGTATACGATACCGCTGTTGATACACCAGATACAGATAATGTTAAATCAAAAATAACATTGTTCATCAATTTAGCTGTACTAGCTACAGCTGATGCACCTGAACCACTAGCTGGTACGTAATTGATATAACCACTAGCTTTACCAGCAATTGTACCTTTATAAATTACTGGTGTCGCACCAGCAATTGTTTTTAATACATTACCTGCAATTGTGAAATCAGTACGGCATTTGTATGAAATTACCGCTTTCGTAACAGCATCAACTTGAGGTACAATACCTGTGATATTACCGGTAATAACAAAGTTATCAGACCCTGTTGTTTGGAATGTAATATCAGTTGGTAATGTTGTAAATTTAGCTGCCAATGTTGGAGCATCATACTTAACAACTGTACCACCAATCAATGTGTTTTGATCAATCAATGCACGTTGTAATTTACCAGTGATACCAACAAATAGTTGAGATAAATCTGGTTCAATTGGTAATGGGTTAATTAATGATGCTGCTGTTGGCGCTTGAGCTAATACTTTTCTTGCACCGCTAGATACCAATAAGTTGTAGTATGAATCTTTACCAGTTACTACTGGGTCAGTGTTTTCTGTATATGGTTCATACACATAAACTGTGTGTGTTTTACCACCAACATCATTTTGAACAATTTCAGTTTCAACGTTAACGTAGTTTCCAGCCAAAATATCTGAAATGTTGTACATTGTTGAATTTGGAAATTTATTACCAAATGTACTTGTTTCTTTGATGAGTTCAACTGTAGCTGCTTTAACGATATGTGCTAATTTTACATTTTCGTCGTGCGCACGGGTTACATTTGCATAATATGCATCTGTAAGTGCAAGAATTTGTGCAGTTGTTGCATTTGGTGGAATTGCTGGTGGTTCAACAAACCCACCCAATGTTGTTACTGAATCAGAGATAATATCATCAACGCTCGCAAGGTAAGCACTGAACATCGCTGCAGCTGAATTTACAACGCGATCTGTTGCTAAACCCCATTTATCTTGTAAACTTTCAATATTATCATCTAAATCGATGTCCGCACGAATAACATAAGCGCGGTTACCCAATTTTAAAAATTGGTTTAAAGCTAACAACCCGTATTCGTTACGGCAATCACCATGGTGTGGTTGATCATATACATCACGGTAAAAAACTGGGATACCGTATGATTCAATACTATCACGTAGTGATGTAATTAATCTAGGTACACCCGCTTCAATTGTACCTTGTGCGACCGTATTTGAATTGGGAAGCAGTTTTCCGTATTTTGTAGCAATGAAAAATAAGGGTACGGTAGTCTCAGCAGCTGGCAAATATATCGATTTGTCAGTTACTGTGACTTGTACGCCTGGGCTAAGTAATGCCATATTATAAACTCCTAATTCGACGTCAATTCTGTGAGATATTGTATTTATGCAAATAACCATAAATACCTGATATCAAATACAATTTAGGAGTAACTTACTAAAATGGCTACTATACATGATATGGGTATTGATATTGCCAACCAAGGCATTTATCACCCAAAGCATAAAAATAGATGGAAAGCTACATTTACCGGCTTAGGCGGCAATCGTATCTTACCTAACCCAGCTGTTGGAATCACAAATGTTGGTACTGCAAATGCGGTAACAATGCAGGTTGTTAAAATGTCTCGCCCAAACTTATCTTGGGAAGATAATACAATCCAACGCTATAACTCAATTGCTTATGTTGCAGCAAAGCATTCTTGGGAACCGATTAGTATTACGTTAGAAGATGACGTTAATAGTCGTGCTTCATTGCAACTTCAAAACCAAATTGAAAAACAACAATTGTTAGTTGGCGGTATGAACGGTACAATTGGTGGAGCAATTCAAAGCAACCCTAACTTCTTACAACCAGCTGCTGTAGCTAGTGAATATAAATTCGCTTGTGAATTAGCTATGTTAGATGGTGGTGATAAAATCCTTGAAACTTGGGTTTTACAAGGTTGCTGGTTTAAATCAGTTAATTACGGTGACGTTGATTACAGCGCTGGCGATCAAGTGACTATTGATATTTCAATGAGATATGACCACGCTTATCAAATTGTTGAAAATACCAATTATGGTACTGCTATTGGTGGTTTCTAATTAGTACAATATGAGTACTTTTAAAGCACTTAATGTTTCAGATGGTAATGCGGTATCTAGCCGCATTAACAGCATTGTGTCAGATACTATCGGCGGTTCTTACCCTTTAGTATCTGCTACAAACCCTATAACGCAGTCCACATTATCGATGGACGGAGAAAGTTTATTATCTAATTTAGGTATTAAATCCAACCCAACATCGTTAAACGCTGCTTCTACCATTGTTAATAATATAGCAAATGGTACATTACGTGATTTTAATGTTGGTGAATTTAAATCATACGACGGTAATTTAGTAGGTGGTACAAACCCATCACCTTATGCTGATATCGCTAGTGCTTTTAATACACTTTACGATCAAGCTGCTGGTCAAATTTTAGGACCATCTAATACTGTTGTAACTAATGCGTTATCTAGCACTTCATCACCTACGACAACAGCTGAAGCTTTAGCACAACAGGGCGCTAATAAAAGCAGCACATCTAAAAACAGTGAAAACACAGATAATATTAGTACTATAACAAGTCCTAATTATTATGCTCATGATCTTATAGCTTATCAACCAAAGATAAAGTATACATTCATTGCTCAAATAACAATGTATGGTGAGTATCAACAAGATGTTCCTAATACTTGTACTTTTTTGATTAAACAGTTTGAAAAACCAAAAACATCAATTGAGTATGAAGAAGTTAATTTTTATAACTTCTTTTCACAAGTACCTAAACGTTCTAAATTTGACCCTATTACCTTTGAATTACATAACGATATTAAAAACGAATCAATGAATTTTATTGTTTCTTATTTACGTCGTGTTTGCCCTATTTTTAATCAAGAGCATTCAATGGGGTTTGAAGAAAATGGTATGGACTTTAGTAATGCTAATAGTTCGTATGGATTGCATACAACAACCAGTAGCTATAACATTATCCAGTCAATTAAGATATTTGATATTTTTAATGGTAATAGAACGATGGATATCTATACGTTCAATAATCCTAAAATAACAACTGTTGAGATGGAAGATTGGAATATGGATAACGGTGAGTTATGTTCAATTAAAGTGTCCATTGTATATGATAACTGGTATGTTAATACAGGTGTTACTCCTGAAATTCCTACTAATGTATTAGGTCTATCAGAACTTGCTGCTGCTAACCCACAAGTATTGACATCAGCTGGTGCAGGATATGATAAAAAGTATACTAATTTATTAGTTACTAATGAATCAGGTCCAAATGTTCAAGACCCTGCTGATAATTTTTCAATTAATGGTCCTCAAGAAATAAAAGACGGGCAAGATGGTTCAATACCTACTGTAGGTAAATTATCTACAGATCAGTTAAATACAGTTGCTGATACACCTTTTGATTTCCAAAAAGAAATCAATAACTTAAATATCGTCAATAAAGACCCTATAAAATTACCTTTAGCAGATGGTCCTATTATTCCTGGTACAAATCCTGACGAAATAGCAAGATCTTTAACTCCTAAATTTGAGTCATGATATGGCTAGATTTACACAAGGTTTTTATAACCCTAAGCATCCAGAAAAATATATCGGTGATGTAAATAAAATCCGATATATGTCCTCTTGGGAGTTATCTGTACATAGCTTCTTTGACAATAATGTTAATATAATAAAATGGTCTTCTGAAGGTATTGCAATACCTTATATTAAACCAACAGATGGTAGAATGCATAAGTACTACCCTGATTATTATATCGAATATGTTAATAAAGATGGGTTCTTACAAAAAGAGATCATCGAAGTAAAACCTGAAAAACAAACTAAATTCTCTAGAGCTAAATCAGCTAAAAATAAATTGTATGAAGATGTTCAGTTTGCTGTTAATGTAGCAAAATGGAATGCCTGCCAGCAGTTCTGCAATCAATATGGTATAACCTTTCGATTAGTTACTGAAAAAACTTTGTGGGGAGATAAAAAACCTGCAAAACGTAAACCCAATAAATCCAAGTGATCCCCTTATAGATCCGCACTTTTTGTGATTATAGTATAGATATATACTTAAACTTAGTGTTTATTACTAAATTACTTAAAGAATCTTGATATAAATATTTTCTTATATTTACATATATAGAGGATTTATAATGTCAAAGGAATTTATAGAACATCCATTTGAAGGTATGTTTGATATTGAACCCGGTACTACATTAATAGACAGACCGTCATTTGATGATAATGGTATGGTAGTTTATGAGTCATACGATGAAAAAGAACACGAAATAGAAGCACAATATCAAACAATCTATACAGCTGCTTTCGCAGCATTTACAGATCAAGTAATGTCATCTCAAAGAGGTGAAAATCCTGGAATGTACGGTAAGAATTTAGAAGCTGCTGCTAAATTTCTATCAACTGCATTAGACGCTGTTAAAGAGAAAGCTGAACTTAAACATAAAAAAGATAAGCTAACTTCTAAACCCACTTCTGCTACAAACGTAACAAATAATAATTTAATAATGGACCGTGAAGATCTTATTAAAATGTTACAAGGTAAGTCATTAGATGGCTAAGAACTCCAGATTAAAGATGCCGGGTCCACCGGAAGAGTATACACCCGAACAAGCTTTAGAATTGTTAAAATGTATTCAAGATCCAGTATATTTTATTGAGACGTATTGTAAAATTACCCACCCTACAAGAGGTATGGTTGGTTTTAAATTATACGATTTTCAACGTGAGTTAGTTGACTCATTTCACAATAATAGATCAACAATTGTCTGTGCTAGTCGACAAGTAGGTAAGTCTCAAACATCATGCGGTTTTTTATTATGGTACGCATGCTTTAATTCACATAAAGAAATTTTAATTATATCTAATAAAGCTAAAAGTGCTAAAGATATGGTTAAACGTATTGTGTTTATGTATGAGAATTTACCAGATTGGATTAAACCTGCAATTAACCCAAATAACTGGAATAAATTAGAAATTGAATTTGCTAATAAAAACCGAATTGTATCAGAATCAACAACAGAGCAAAGTGGTCGGGGTATGTCTGTATCCTTACTTTTTGCAGACGAATTTGCGTTTGTTGAACCATCTATAGCAGAAGAATTTTGGACCTCTATTTCACCTACATTATCGACTGGTGGTAGCTGTATCATTGCTAGCACACCAAACGGCGATGATAATAAATTTGCTGAGTTGTGGAGAGGTGCTAACCTCAATAATAATGGGTTTATTCCATTCTTTGTACAATGGGATACAGTACCAGGTAGAGATGAATCATTTAAACAGCAAGAGATTGGTAAGGTAGGACTTCAAAAATGGGAACAAGAATATGAATGTTTGCGTGGTGATAGTCTAGTTGAAGTTCTAATTAACGATAACGAAATTGTAAAAATACCTATTAAAGATTTATATGAAATGTTACAAAGAAACTAGTGAAATGTTATCACAAAAATATGTTGTATCTCCTTTGAATGGTGAAACATACTGTAGAGCTAATGGTACGTTTTTACGTCATTTAACACATAACGGATTTCATAGTTATCGTGATTTTTTTATTTCGTGCTACCCGGACTTTATTCAATATTGCTCATGTGGTGAAATCAATAAATTTGTTTCTACTACAATGTCTTTTGGTACATCATGCGGTAATAAAGTTTGCAGAGGTAAAATAATATCAGCGACTGTAAATGCTAAACCAGTTGAATATTGGGAAAACAAACGTGTTAAGTTGCACCAGACCTTAGAGACTAATCGTGAGGTTAACAAACAAAAACGTAAGAAATCACGAGATCAGTGCGTCGAAAATGGAACCTACATGAAAGCTGTTACCAAGCGTAGACATACTTGCATGGAAAAGTACGGGGATCCAACGTTTAGTAATCCATCGAAAGCGTCAAACACAAAATTAAATTGGACCGTTGAACGAAAAAAACAATTTTTAACACGTGTACGTGAATCATTAGGTGGTAAATGGATGAATGATTACGCTACCGATGATACTTGGTTACAACGATCTATAAAATTATGGTCTCAAGGTAAATGTGTACACCCAGATGATAGATCTGACTGGTACAAATATAAAAGTATTGTTTGGAAGCTTACAAACCGTAATTACCGACAAAATAAAGACCGTATCAACCCTAATGGTTACCATCGTACTACAGGCGGCGATGGGTACCATTTAGATCATATAATTCCAATTCACTATGGGTTTATCAATGGTATTTTACCTACAATAATTGCAGATGTTGATAACTTACAAATGTTGACATGGAGAGAAAACATATCTAAAGGAAACAAATATGATGCTACATAAAAACATAAACAACTTTAAAATAAAAACTCCTAACGGCTGGGAATCATTTGCAGGTGTTGCATTAATGGGTACAAAACCTGTTAAAATTTTAACATTTGATGATGGTACATCAATTAGTGGTACAGATAGTCATATTTTATTCACATCCGACAACACCGAAATACAAATAAAAGATGTGTCTGTCGGTTTAACTCTACGTGGTAAATCAAATAAAACTATTGTTAGTATCACAGATGGTGGTACGGAAGATGTTTATGATGTTGTTGAAACAGAATCTCATACGTTTTATGCTAATGATATTCTATCTCACAATTGTAAATTTATTTCATCTGACCCATTATTGTTTAGCTCTACATTGATTACTAATTATTATTGTGATACAAAAGCAGAACCTGATGCAAGAGAAATAACTTGGTTTGATAAAATAACACCAGGTAAAAGTTACGCTATTGCAATTGACCCATCAACTGGCACAGGATCTGATTATACTGTCATATTATTGTATAGTTTTCCAGAATTAGAACAAATTGCTCAGTTTAGGTCTAATACAACATCAACACCATTAGTTTATAATACTTTTAAACACTTGCTACGTACTGTACAAGCTGGTGGTGCAGAAAATTGTTATTGGAGTTTTGAAAATAATGGCATTGGTGAAGGTTTGATTAGCATGTATGAATCAGACGAGAATCCTGTTGAGTTTGGTGATCTTATTTCTGAACCTGGTAAACGAAGAATTGGGTTCTTTACCGGTAAAAATAAAACAAATGTATGTTTGTTGTTTAAACAAATTTTTGAATCCGGTAAAATAAAAATTAGATCACCTGTCGTTATTTCAGAGATGAAAAATTTTGTTAGACGTAATGGAACGTTTGCTGCACGTAGCGGTAGTAATGATGATACTATCGCAGCTCATCTTATTTTAGTACGTATGCTACAAGAACTTGTACAATATGAAGAACGCGCGTATGATGTTGTATTTCAACATAAAGAAGATAGCGATTTCTTTGATGAAGACTACGATGATTATATGCCTCCACCTCCTGTGTTTGGTAATAACGGTGGGATGGATGTTAATTTTGATCAGTTCTTTCCTGATGGGTGGTAACCGGTTGATTTAATTGATAAAGTTTATTATACTATAATAAAACTGGGAGGTTTTATTATGGATCTTAAAACGCAATCATTAGTATCGAGTAAATCTCAAACAATAAAAGTTGTTGACCTATTTGATTTATCAAACGCAACGAAATATATTGTTTTAAATGTATATGGTAGTCAAAGTGGTGCACCTAGTGGTACATTATTAGCTAATAACAAAGCAGTACCATATACCAAATTTTATCCAAATACATTAAGTAAAACAATAATCTTTGAATCAAAAAATGGCGTTTACACTAACTCTAAGCATGGTGATTTAAGTAAGATTACATTTAAAACCTCTGGCACAACTGGAGCTTTGAATGTTATTACCGCAGCCACTGTAAACGCTATTGATCCAAGTTATTACTCAGATAATGTAATTAGTAGTATTAATCTGTTAACAAACAAGATAACACCAGTTGAGTACAGTTCTGCTATTTTTACTGGTAGTGTGTATGATACATCAGTTAATAATTTAATAAGTGTTGCAAAATCATATGTAGGTAAAACCTGGGATGTCAGACAACCTTGGGATTTAGTGCAATCTATGGCTGCTCAAATAGGTACATCATTACCTATTAGTAGTATTGGTCATTCATATGATGCAATTTCGAACGGTAACTGGCAATTAAAATATAACGGGAATAAACCGTTCGGTGATTGGAAAACATTGTTGAATCCCGGTGATGTTATTATGATGACTTCACCTGATTTATTAACCGATACTGTTGCAGTTGTTACATCTGGTAGTAATGAAACCGCTAAAGTAGTGAATGTAGCTGTAAATTCAACTAATAAAACTGGCAATATTGTAAAAATATTACCTGAACATTTATTATCATCGGAAGATGTGTATGATTTAGCTACACCAGCTGATGTGTTTATATATTCATTGAAAGTTCCTACTTCGTCTAGCTCAATTGTAGTTAGTAAACCTGCTATACCTAATACAATTAAACCACCGATACCGACAGGCGTTGTTAGTACACCTAATACACCATACACAGTAACGGAAAAATACACACAAATAGCAGTAACACCTAAACCTGATTTAACGTTTGGGTTAAATGAGACCTTTTCAGTACAACTAACAAATATATTTACACCTCAGAGTAAATATCAAACTATAACTCAATCTATTAGTGGTTTACCATCTTGGGCTAAGTACAACCCATCTACTAAGCTATTAACAGGTAAAACGCCTAATACTGAAACAACAGCTCATTTATCTATTAAGGGTGCCATAGGTAGTGCTATTGCTACAGATTTCATGGATATTATAGTATCTCGTAATAAATTGGTAGATGTTCAAGATACAATATGGAAAGCTGGGTACAACAATTCTATTTCTATTAATAAAGGTGTAAACGAACCGTACTATTTCACATCAAATAGTAAACTAAATTTATCTTGGCTGCATATTGATCAAAAATTAGGAACAATGTATGGTATTCCACCATTACCTCAAATTGGGCAATCTATCGATATTACTGTTTACCAACAAGCTAGTCCTCGTGCTACTCAAGATCACGTTGATAGTTTCTATATTAATATTGAACAACCTATTAATTTGATTGGATCACCTTTAGTGTCATCATTTACATAATTTGGTAAACATTGTTATACATAAATACGATGTATTCACATTTTTATGAGTGTAATAAATGTCCGCAACATCGTTCAAAATTCATTTTTCGGATAGCAGTGTTCCCAAGAAAAAAACCATAACGATATCGCCTGCAACATTTGATGCGTCAACCACGACATTAGTGTTGCACGGACCAGGCTCAAGCAATTATGCTGAGAGTATGTGGTCTAATATGGTTCATATCATGGAGCATTTTTGTTCTCCTATCAAACCACGGAACCCTACTGAGGGTCAACTGTGGTATAACCCCGTCGAAAAAACGATCAAGATTTATTCGACCTCAGCAACCGACTACCAATGGTTTGATTTATTTGTTAATAATCCCACCAGTAAAAGTCCAAAAATGCAATTGGATCCTGAGTCATTAAAATTACTTAATGATAAGCTAAGTATTACTGGTGGTACAATGACAGGTGTTTTAAACCTGGCGCCAGAAGAATACAACGAAGATGGATCTTTAGTTGCTACCACAGACGATAACCGTAATCAAGCTGTATCCAGAGGGTATGTTGATTCGTTTGTTAACTCAGCGTTACAAGCACTTGGACCGATTTTAAATGGTACATCTTCTACTGCAGGTAGTTTAAACGAACAAACATATGCGATATTAGGTAATTTAGCTATCTTAGAAGGTGTTATCGGGGGTGGGAACCTCATTAAGCAGACACCAATACTTTATACAAGTGGTGTTAGTTATGGTAATATTTTTACAGTTGCAGTGGAATTTCCTGATGGTGTTAGACCTTATTCGTTAGATGCTAATAATCAGCCAAACTATTCTGTAAATGCAACATGCACCTTAAAACATCCAGACCCTGCATATAACGGGTATTTGGGTGATAATCTAGCAACGTACCCCGCTAAAGCTATTAAATTAACTGATAACGGTTTTACACTACAAGCTACTGTTGGATTAATATTCGATGATGATGCTATAAATAGTTTAATAGACGTTTACAGTTTTAAATACTCCGTTATCGGACGTAAACAATAGAGGATACACGTGGATACAACATATAAAATTAATTTCTCTGATAGTGCTGGTACAGGGAAAACAGACATATCGATTTTACCAAATCAAACCGATACCTCGACCTCGTTAGTTTTGCACGGATACGGGTCATTACAATACGGTGAACATTTGTGGGAAAATATGGTTCATTTAATGGAGAACTTTTGTTCTTGGACAGCTGAACCATCGCACCCAACTGAAGGACAATTATGGTATAAAGCTTCTGATAAATCGTTAAATTTGCGTACATCAGATGCAGCTGGTACACTTAAATGGGTTAATATTATTCCTAATTTTGGTTTTGATGCATCAACAAGTTCATTATCGAATGATAGTATTCCAACATTAGCTACAGTTAAAAATATATTACAAGGTTATGTTAGTACACTCGGTGATTACACTATCACTGGTAACCTAACGTTAAATGATGCAGTTAGCAACTATACGCTTAACGGCGCAATTTACGATCCAAATCCTACTACAACTGATAACAGATTCTTTGCTGCATCTAGATTTTATGTTGATAACAAAGTAGCAAAATACGTAACAGATCAGTTAAATTTATTTAAACCAGCTTCTACTTCTGGTGTTACAGCTAAATCTGTACTTGAAGTTTTAGGTACAGCTGACGGTACTGCTAATCCATATCTTGACCGTAATAGTTCAGATTCAGCTAAACGTACAATGACTAAACCATTGTTACTGCGTAGTATGTTGTATTCTGATAGTAGTGTAACTGATAATGAAGCTGTATCGAAGAAATTCCTTACATCTATATTGTCTGGTAGCGCTAGTATTTTAAACTCTACCAACGTGGTTAATTTTTTAAATCAAGCTATTACTACAGCTGTAAACCCAACAAGTTTAGTTGCAAAAACTGGCGATACAATGACAGGTGATTTAATATTACCTGCAACAACAGCATCTACCAGTGCTTTATCAGCTGTAACTAAACAATACGTTGATGACCAATTAGGTAAAGTATCACCTATGTCATTAAGCGATACCATTAAAATCTCTAATACAAAATTGCCTGATGGTACGATAATGGTTTATGGTCATGGTACAGGTAATATAGTACAAACTGAAACAGCAACCGGTAATGCTAATACTAATTCAACAACCTGGTTTAACGCGGTTGTAACATTTCCACAAACCGTATCATTTTCTAATACACATTATTCTGTTACTGTTACAGAAGATATTCCTGCATCAGGTGCAACTGCTGCACCATATCCAAAGTCAAGAACGTTTTATGGTACTACAAAAACTAATAAAACAAATCAAACATCATGGCCATTATCATTCTCTGTATATGGTAAAACTCAGACAGGTTTTAAAATATGTGTGTTTGTACCAAACGGTATTGATTTAGATTATGTTGCAAAAACTTTATCATATAACTTTATAGCAATTGGTAGATAAATGAGTTACTCAATCGTTCTATCAGATCTATCAAAAACAAAAACACTTGTTATTGATGATAATGGACCTAACAACGAAACATCGTTAACGTTGTTTGGTCCTAATGTTTCGGTGTTTGGTGAATATTTTTGGGAAAACCTACTACATTTATTAGAAAATTTTTCTAATCCTACACCACCTGATAAACCAATTGAAGGTCAGTTATGGTATAATAGCTCTAACAAAGAGTTAAATGTTTGTGTGGTAACAGGTACAACACCAAAATGGCTACCAATAACTAATTCTACAGCTGTTGATTTATCATCGTTTATTGATATATCAAAATCAGCAACCGCTTCAAATTTAAAATTAGGTATTGCGGAACAAACTACTACGGTATACACCGGACCTAACCGAAATGATACATTTGCTTGTACAAAGAAGTTTGTTGATAGTTGGAAAGGCGGTATTACTACTGGTTCAGCAAACAATAAAAGTTGGGTAATGTATCCAAATAAATTTGCTATTATTCAAGGTATCGGTTCAGGTAATGTTGTTCTTCCATTTGAAATGGCTGATATTAATTATAGTGCTGTTATAACTAATAATAATTCATATCAACATTTTAGAGTAACAAATAAAACAACAAAAGGCTTTACCTCAAATAGTGATAATTGGATGGTAGTTGGTATAGCACTGTGAATTATATAGCATATACATCTAGCGGTAAATCGATATTAGTCGACTCAAATTCGGTCGATGTTAGTACTTCATTGTCATTATCAGGTAGAAACTTTAATGAGTATGATGAGACATTTTGGTCTAACATTGTACATTTATTAGAAAATTTTAGTGGTCCTTATAAACCTAATGAACCGTTAGCAGGTCAATTATGGTATGATAATTTTAACCAGCAGTTAAAATTATATTCTAATTCGTCGTGGGTTAACATAACACCTTCTACTGCTGATACTACTAACTTCATTAAGAAAACGGGTGATATCGTAAATGGTAATTTAGCTGTTAGTACACCATCGACAAATACAGCTATTGCTAATAGAAAATATGTTGAATCAAAAGTATATACACCAACCTTTAATGGTGGTTCATTCCCCTATATTCAAAACGAAAACTCATATGTAATAGCTCAAACTATTGTTACTAATGCATCGTTACCTATATCACTACCCGTTGAAATGGCTAATACAAAATATGCTGTTTTATGTACAGTTAATACTACAACCAATGTCACAGATGCGGTTTACTGTACCGTTTACGATAAAACAACCACGAGTTTTAAAATATCCGTTTCTGGTGTTTTTGATTCTATTGCGTGTGTTATTACAGGCTTTTCAATATGACAATATATAATGTAAAATTTACCAATCGTTCTAAACCATCAATATATGTAAATGATGATGGGTATAATACTCAAACACCTATAACAATGTTTGGTCGTAATACATTAAATTATGGTACTGTATTATGGACAAATTTGTTACAGTATATGGAGCATTATGCTAATAGCACACCTCCTAACCATGCTGTAGAAGGTCAATTATGGTATGATACGTCATCAACATCGTTAAAAATTAATACCGGTAAAATAACGGATCAACCTGTATGGGAAAATATTATACCTCGTACTACTGTTGACCTTTCAAAAATATTAAAACGTACAGGTGGTACATTACCGTATGATTTATTATTAACCGATCCAATAACTGAAGATACACAATTTGCTACAAAAGCGTACGTAGATGCAAATACGGGTATTAAATTTACCTCTAAAAATAGTACATATCAATATAACATAATGGATTTTAGCGGGTTTATTACGTTGAACGGAGTTGTAGCTAAAAATCAACTTACAAACGATAAGGTGACAATAGACTTACCTGTTGTTATGAAAAATACTAATTACTCAGTTATTATCACGGTAAATTCAAAAAACTCTACGTACACTAGTGTAGATGATTACCCTCGTGGTCATCACTATACCGTTAGTAATAAAACTACTGATTCATTTATAATCCGTGATCTTGATGGTGGGTTACCCATCGCAGGTGAATTACAATTTTGTTTGGTTGGACTTATCTTATCATCACCACTATGACATATACAATACATTTTACTGATAATACCAAACCGCCATTTTCAATTGATCCGTTCCGTTATGATGGACCAGGCGCAATTAATGGTCAACATACATCTTTAACATTACTAGGTAAAGGTTATTCTGATTATGGTCAAGAAATGTGGACAAACCTTGTTCATATGCTTGAAAATCATAGCGATTCCATGCCACCTGCTGTATCAATTGAAGGTCAATTATGGTACGATAATTCATCTGTATCTAATTTAAAAATATGCAAAAAAGCACAAGGTGGTGGGTATAAATGGATTGATGTTGTTGATACAGAAACACTTCAAAAATTACTATACAGTTCTGATTTTTTCTCTGAATCAATTTTACAGAGCAATGTTCGTGTACCGTCAGGTTTAGCTACAATTGATGGTGATATACATATAAAAGGTAAGTTAGTAGTTGATAGAGGTATCTTTTCAAATAAAGCACCTTCATCTGGTAACGAAGTTGTAACTTTGAGTTATTTGTCAAGTAGGTTGACGTCTATTACCAGTAAATATGTACCATTAAAATTACCTGCTGGTACAACAACAATTGATGGTAAATTGGGTAGTTTAAGTGTTGGTGGTGATTTGACTGTAACCGGTACATTAACAGTACCTAAAGACCCTACTCAACAAACAGACGCTACAAATAAAAAATATGTTGATACAGCTATTCAAAATGGTGGGGTTTCTTGGCCAAATAAAAAACCAAAAACCGTATTAGTTACACCAAACGGTAAAGATGTTGCTTTTATGGATATTACACCTGAATATATTTGTAAGACAAATTTACCTATACCACCTGAAAAAACAGGGTTTAATGTTATCGCATCTGACCCATCTGCTGATAGAGCTTATTGGTTAAATTTAGATGATAGTTATTTGTTTTTACAACCATCGACAGTTGTACAAGAAGTTAAAAGCGATAAAAAATTCAATAAACTTACATTAGCTGGTGAAGTTAAAGATAGTACAGGTTCGCCGGGAGCTGCTGGCGATGTATTAAAATCGCAAGGTCCTAATTTACCGCCAGTTTGGGGTACAGGCGGGGGTGGAGGGAGTAATGCAAGTGGTTTACCAACATTAGCGCCAGGTGTATTAACATCTGATGGTACTGCTATGGGTTGGGTTAATGGTATGGTTGGTCAGTTTTTAACTATCACTAACCTTAATACCTACGGCTGGGTTGATATTTTTGGTTCAATGAAACAAAACGATTTAGCTGGCACACCAGCAACTGGTTATTTTTCCCGAGGCTATTTACAACTACCAAACGACGTATTGCTACAATGGATTGTTGGTAGACCAATATATGCAACAACTGATATTGCACCTGCAAAAGTGTTCAGTGACTGGGGCTCGTTTTATAAATCTACTGATGAGTATGCTTTTTTAACAGTGGCAGGTACAGACATTACTTGCAAATATAAATTTGAATTACCATTCGAAACGGTATTTTTTAATTCGGTTTCTACTAATGTCACACCATTAGTTACATCAACGACTAAAGCAACCACGACTGATGTTAATGCTAACGGCGAATATAAAACACTTAAAGTTCCTCCATTAACATCTATTTTTTCTGACAGTACGATAGTTACCCATGCGCATGTTACATTATCGATACCTGTAACTAAAGATAAAGCTAACCCTTTACTTGCACCTGTTATTTTTGCTTTAGGTAAAGCGCCATCAGGTAATAAAGTAGATTCAGAAACTGTGATAATTACAACCGATAGTACTTGGACAGTTCCGACAGATATTAAAACATTAACCTTCCATATCGTTGGTGGTGGAGCTGGTGGGGGTGAAGGTTACGTTAATGATAACTGGAATGGTGGTGGGGCCGGAGGTGGTTCAGGTGCATATAAAATTATTACTCCAAGTTTAACAAGTGATTTTGTTGCTGGCGATGTTCTAACAATTAAAATTGGATTGGGTGGTAGTGGGGGAGTATATGGTAATACCGATCGTACCACGGGGTTATCAGCTGGTGGTGGGGGTGGTACAAGAATATATAAAAACGGTGCAAAAACTGTATATAAAACAGTTGCAGGAACTACAATGTTAGCAGCTGGTGGTTTAGCTCCAGCATCACGTACTAATAGAGAAGGTAACGTGGGTGGACTGGGTGGTAGCCCAGGTGGTATTAACGGAGGTAATGGTGGTAGTTCTATTGATAATGGTGGAGCTACAGCTACAGGTGGTAACGGCGGTGATTCACCGATACCGTACGCAGCTGGGATGTATGACGGTGGTGGCAAGCCGGGTAAATTAGGAGGTACCAGCGTAACTGTTAACGGTAACCCCGGTACAAGTTACGGTGCAGGAGGTGGTGGAGCAGCTATCCGCGGTAAAGGTACAGGGCCAGGTGTAGGCGGCGCAGGCGCTAAGGGTGTCGTTATTATTAAGTATACTGTATAATTATAAAAAAAGCCTCTTTCGAGGCTTTTTTTTGTTTATCCATACTGTTGTATGTATTTCTCTTTTAAATCCGTCATTAAATTTGTATACTCAGGGTATTCTTGCTTATTCTTTCTAAAATCAAGATATACGTTATAAGCTTGAGTTAATGCTTCAAATTCAACAGGTGATATTCGAATTGATACCCAATTCATATCTTCAATACATGCACGTGTATTTCCTAATAATGAATTAGCGTAGATGTTACTAATTGCATCACCAATAGATTTACGTGGTATTGGATCTAATGCTGTATTTACGACCTTAATATCAATAGGAGCAGAACCTCCTATTTTACCACACGATGAACAAAACGAAAACGATAACGTTGTACCATCGTAGCTTAAACCACTATTTTCAGGTACATAAGCTAATAATTCAGAATTACCTTTATCTGTATAAATCCAAAAATTATCATAACATTTTGATTCAACTGTTAGTAACAAACTGTTACAAACTCCACAACTAAGCATATAATCGATCCTTTTTATCTAATATTTCTTGACAACCTGCACAGTAATCGCAGGTTTCTTTCATTGTTAATACTACTCGCTGCCGCTCAATTGGAATTATTGAACTACAGATATCACATTCCAACCCATCAATCAATATTTCATCAATATTCCGATTTCTAGGAAAATTACCAACGATCTTTGCTATACCGATGCTACGGTCATTCTCTTCAAATACAGAAGCAATGTCACATTCATCTAATACGTTATTCTCAATTTGTTCTGCCATTTAATATCCTTAAAAATAGTAAGGGTTATGCGTGTTATTAAACGTTTCGACCACACCGAACGTTTTATTATGTAACTTGTATATAGAATTATTTAAAATCATCTCTGACCCTGCAAATTTTGTAGAGCTAAGATTAGATTCACTATCCATATACAATGGAGATATTGCATTTCTAAACACAAATAATTCATTATTTTTAATGCAAACACACGCAAATGATCCTTCAATGTCTGATAACTTCATAAAATCATCTTGAATATATTCAGCTAACGCTTGTGTATCCCACACATACTCACTATTCAACTCAGAATTAATACGACCGACTTCAGCATCCTTAATAATACCATTATGCAATAATATTAGTTTACCTTGATATGGGTGAATTCGGTCGTATTCTTTTACTAATCCGTTCGTTGGCGCTTGACAATGACCTAATAGATAATCCCCCTCTTCGTAATATTCCGTGTTTAATAAGTCTTCATTAAATGGACCAAAATCTTTTACAATATTATATCCATCTCGCTTAATAATAGTCAATGAATGACTAAATGCACCACGATATGTATTGAGTTTGATCAATTCAAGGAATTTTGCTTTTGAATAGCTACCAACAATAGAACACATAATAATTTACCAATTAATATCAATCAAATATTCAATAGGATCTTTTTGACCTATGTTTTTAAATGCTCTTATTCTTTCTGCACATGATGGACATGTACCACATGATTTACCGTCAACTGGATCATAACATGTAATCGTATTAGAATAATCGCAACCTAACTCTAAACCAAGTTTAAGCTCTTCTGTTTTGTTTAAACTAACTAATGGCGTTACAATCTTAATACCATGCATTCTGTTTAATTCAACAATACTAGATAAACGTTCAACAAATTCAGGAGTTGTATCCCAATAGTTATATTGATCATTTGAATTTAGACCTAATGCAATTGCATCACATTCATTTGCTTCTGCAAATGATAATAACATAGACGAGAATAATAGGTTTCTAAATGGAACGTAAGTTACAGGTTGCGGATTACCTAAAATATCAACAATCGTTGGCATTTCAATATCTGCACCACTAATATTTGTACTAACCTTACGTGCGATATCACCTAAAAATGATATATCTACTGTCTTATGAGATACACCTAATTTTTCACATGATTTTTTCGCTAAGTCTAATTCAATGCTTTGTTTTTGTTGATAGTAAAATGAAATAGCATAAACATTATCATTGCCATATTTGTTTGCTAACATATACAATAATGTCGTACTATCTAATCCACCTGATAATGAAATAGCTACTTTCTTGATATCGTCATCTAAACCGTTCATATAATTACCCCGTAGTTAAAATACAATAGGTATTATATATTAGAAATTGAATTATTTCAATAAATATTAGATATCCTATGTATTATTATCCTTGTTCTCCTTAGGGAGAACAAATGACACTATATACACATAACAAGATATTAAAAGTTAGCTACCATTGTATCTCCCTAAGGAGAACAAAGGGAACATACATATCCACACTAAGGTATAATATGAAATTACAAGATCTTTTTGAATACAAGATTGAATATCTAGTTAGTCAAAAAATAATGAAAGATATCAAAAAGAAAGCAATGGACCCAGCGGTACCTGTTGAGCGAGCTATTGATTTAGTACATCAAACATATAGAGAAAACGGTGTTGATGTACCATCTAATATGATGAAGAAACCGTACAAGCAATACTTAGATCATTGCATATACGCTGTTAAGCAATTAAACACAGCTACATTAAAAGGTGCTCGTGACGATTCATGGAAATTTACACCTGATAAAACACCAATCACGTAATTGATTTTTACCTGGAAATGTATTATACTAATTATTTCTAAGCTTTACGGAGATAGCAATGAGTGAAAAAAGATATAAACTAGGTGAAAAACCTTTTTATTCTATTCAAGGTGAGGGTAAATATGCAGGTGTACCTAGCGTATGGGCTCGTGTTTTTGGATGTAATTTTCAATGTCCTGGATTTCCATGCGATACTGAATATTCGTGGAGTAAACAATATAATGATACAGTTAATTCATA